ATTTTCTCCACAAAGAGACAGATTTACCTTTGAAAGTTCAGGCCGCTGTTGTAACTTCGCTGGGTCTTTGATTTTTTCATAGTGTTTTCATGCAGAAAGGGTCGCCATTTGGCGGCCTTTTTTGTTTAACATGAAACCGACCTACTTATATAGATAGGATGCTGTACATAACCAAAGCAGGAACACCCGAATTGATAATCACAGGCAGAGAAAAGGTGACGGTTTCACCCGTGTACTATCTGTTGGTGTTTGAGTCCGAAATGTCGCAGGAACAAAAGGCATTTATTGTAACCGATACCAGCACAGCACCCAACAGATACCAGCTATTTTCATTTGTAGAGGGCAGCAGCACCGCAAAAACATTGGCCGTAGGTACGCATTATTGGGCTTTATACGCACAAACTTCCTCGACCAATACCAATCCATTACTTGCATCACAGGAAATTGACCGGGGATTGGCATATGTTACCGCATCGCATACCGCATTTAACGACCATGAGGTCAATACAACCATTAAACAACACCACATCGGATGAGTTTCGATTTACTACGCATAAATTTCACTGAGTCAAAGTTGCCCAAATTCAAGGAAAACAAGAATAAAGGCATCGTGACCTATGGGGAAAAGAACGATTTCCCCGATACATTACTTGAATTTTACAACCGCAGCCCAAAACACGGGGCGATTGTAAGGCAAAAAGCCCGTTTTGTAGCAGGTGAAGAAACACTTGTGGATGGCAACCCTAGCGCAGTTAAGGTAATTGATTACGTGAACCCTTACGAGGGCATTCAGGAGTTCAAAAATAAGTTAGCTCTCGATTATGAATTGTTCAACGGCTTTGCGTATGAGGTACATTACAACAAAGTGGGGCAGATTTCTGCACTTTACCACGTAGATTTCAGCAACGTGCGTACACTTGACCACGAAGTGTATATGTATGCCGAGGATTGGAAAAAGGCGAAGCATGAGGATATGAAGCACTATGCTCCGTTTAATCCAAACAAGGCGCAACCAATGGAAGTTCAGCTGTTCTACTTCCGTGAATACGCACCTGCCTTGGGTGTTTATCCGCTTCCACCTTATCAGCATTGCTTACAATACATTGAAATCGATGTTGAGATAGCCAATTTCCACAATAACAACATCCGCAACGGGTTTGCAAATGGAACGCTGGTTCAGTTGTTCAAAGGACAACCGACAGAGGAAATTGCCTTTAACTTTGAGCGCAAGTTCAAACAGAAAACAACCGGCACAGACAACGCAGGTGGTGTGCTTATTCAGTTCAATGAGATGAACGAAAAGTCTGCGGAGATTGCACACCTGCAACCTTCCGACATGGACAAGCAATTCCTGCAACTGAATGAAACGGTGCAGGATGAAATCTTTATCGGCCATAACTTTCCGAAAATTCTGCTCGGCTACGCAACCGAAGGCGCACTCGGTCAGCGTAATGAAATGATTGAGGCATACGAGTTGTTCCACAAATCATACGTCAACAAACGTCAAGTAAAACTTGACACTTGCCTTGAAAACACCCTTGAATACGTTTACCCCGGTATTGAATTAGATACAAAAGACAGCGACTTTCTCGGTGTTGATTACGTTGCATTGTATCAATTTGGCATTGTAAGCCGTGAGGAAGCACGTGAAGCACTCGGACTGCAAAACACAACTATACAGGCGCAAAAGTTTGACGGTCACACTTGCGAATTTCACAAATGGTCGGATAATGACTTGTCAGTTTTTGCCAAATTTGGGGCCGATGAAAGCGAATTTGAGGAAGTGAAACTTACATTTGAACTTACCACCAAAGAAAAGAGGGTGTTGGCTGTTGTAAATTCCGATGAAAAAGCCACATTGAAAGACATTTCTACCGCCACCAAAATAGGAGAAGAAGAAGTTATCAAGATTTTGAAGCAGTTGCAGGACAGCGGAAAGATAAATTGGACAAACAACGCTATCAAAATTACAGACATTGGCCGGGGTGAGATTGCTGATACCGAACTGCCTAAACTTGAACTGCGTTACAAATACGATTTAGATCCCGATGCGTTGCCATTGCAACCCGGTGGAAAAAGTCGTGAGTTTTGCCTTCGTATGGTGGACATGGGCAAACTTTACACCCGTGAAGAAATCGACCAGATGTCTGCAATTTTAGGTTATAGCGTATGGCTTCGCAGGGGTGGGTGGTACACCGTGCCTGAAAGCGAACCACCTTTGCATATTCCGCATTGTCGTCACGAATGGAAACAAAGAATAGTAAGGAGAAGAAACAATGGCTAATTTCGCATATTTCGTAAGTGAGCAGGATGTAAAGAAGAACACCCCTATCGATGAGAATGTCGATAGCAAGTTGCTTCAAACTGCCATGCGCACAGCACAGGATGTGTACATCCGTGATATTTTGGGCAGTACCCTATATGACAAGATTTGTGATGACATCAATGGTGCTGGGCTTGGTGGTAATTACCTGACATTGGTCAACAAATACGTTGCACCTTGTCTGTATCATTATGTGATTTTGGACTCAATGCTTCCATTGACCTACAAAATGATGAATAAGTCAGCGGCAAGTCGTGGAGCAGAAAATGCAAATGCGGTGGATGTTGACCAGCTTCGCATGATTGAGCAGCGTTACCAAAACAAGGCAGAATACTACGCAGAAAGATTGCGTTTGTACTTGGCAGAAAATGATACACTTTTCCCCGAATACCAAAACCCTGCAAGTGGCTTGGATGTGATTAACCCACAGAACCAATATTTATTTGGTGGTTTTTACTTGGGTGAAGATGATGACTATAAATTCCTGCGTGGATTTTTCTCATGAATAAAGTAAGAACGAAAAACGAAAACAAACTGAAACTCTATCTCAATGGTAACAATAAATCAACTGCTGGAAGCACTGGAAACAGCCGGGAACAATCACAAGCAGATAAAGTCCACCATCGTAAATATTGAGCCAAACATCAATACAAGCGGTGAGCAGCTTTATCCGTTAATGCGGATTTTTCCTGATGGCAGTCAGGTGACCGTTGACAAAGTGATTTATCGCTTTGCGGTTGCCATTGCTGACAGACATCGTGAGGATTTCACCGATGCGGTGGAGAGGATTTCAGATATGCACACGGTGATGTTGGACATTTACTCCATGCTGCGTTATGTGTACCGAAACAACATAGCAGGAACATGGGTAATAAATGACAGCATTACCCCTTTTTATGACGCCCAAACGGACATCGTTAGCGGAGTTGCAGCCGTTATCGAATACCATTGTCCAAATTTGAGAGATTACTGCGACACCCCCAATAACAATTTAACATTCCCAACAATAGAATAAAATGAGTACAGCAACAGAATTTATGAGCGGCTTCACTGGCTGCAAAGTCCTTTCAGGAACAGGCGCAAACACCGGCCGTTGGCAGGGTTTTGTAGTAAACGCAGATGCGGTTGTTTCCGCAGCCCTTGACAAAGCAGGTAGCAGTGTAATGACAACCCTCGGATTGACAGGTGTAACCCTGAAACAAGGCACGTTTATTTCGATTTCCGAAGGTGATTGGTTCAGCAGCATAACCCTGACAAGCGGAAGCATCGTAGCGTATAACGTATGATAAGGATTGGTGTTCGGTCATTTGTAGCAGGTGGGCCATATACGCCATCGGATGCCGATGCTTTGGCTTTTGTCAATGCTGCTGAAATAACTAATGAAACACAAAAATTAGCTATCAATAATTTGGTAACCGACTTGAAAGGTTATGGTATTTGGACAAAGATGAAAGCCATCTATCCTTTTTGTGGAGGAACGGCATCGAGCCACAAATGGAATTTGAAAGACGCACGGGACTTGGATGCTGCGTTTAGATTGGTATTTTCAGGTGGTTCTACGCATAGCTCAACCGGATGGCTTCCAAATGGAACAAATGGTTATGCTGATACTAAATTGAATGAAAATAATATTATGACATTAAATAATGAACATTTATCATTTTATTCAAGAACAAATAATAATACAAACAGTGCTGATATAAGTGCAGTTGGTTCTGGAACTGAAACAAATATTTATCCAAACTTTGGAGGCAATATATATGGTAGAGTTCAAGGAACATCAGGAATAGCAAATTCAAATAATGATACAAGAGGATTTTTTATGGCAAATAGAATAAATAACACACAAGTATTTGTTTATAAAAATTCTATTAAATATACTGTATCTTCAAATTCAGTTTCAAAATGTAATAATAATTTTACATTAGGTGCAGTAATAACAACACCTATTAGTAATTATTCAAACCGTCAATTAGCATTTGCTTCCATCGGTGACGGCCTAACCGACACCGAAGCATCAAACCTTTATACCGCAGTTCAAGCATACCAAACCACATTAAATCGCCAAGTGTAATGATTAAATTATCCGAAATAGCACCCGAAGATTATGCCCTTTATGTTGGGATGTTGACTGAAACTGACAAAGATTTACTCATCGGCCAATGGTATATGCCTGACAGCTACTTTAACCCCATTCAGGATGCGTGGGATGATTGGGTTATTTCGGTTGAAGAAATTGCCCAGTGCGTAAACCCTGATTTTATGTGGGTGCAGAATTTGCCGCTTATTCCCTACAATCCTAAACCATCACCGCCATTTCCATGAAACACGAAACTGAAACCATCGTAGGTAGTTGGCTGTTATGGTTGGCCGGGGCTGCTGCAAAACTGCTTCCACTTATTCAATTCCTGTCTTTCACCGCTGCCCTTGTTTTATCATGCATCGGCATCTATAAGTTTTTCAAGTATGGCAAAAAGTAAGGAGATAACCAAATGGCAACCGAAAAGCAAACGGAAACTGGGCAGACACACGAAGTCAGCGAACAAACACAAGTCAGCAAAACCATACAGAGGACAAGGCAGATGAAATTAAAAGGATATTTCAAACCTACCCCCAAGCGTTTCAGGGTTTTGGGTGACAGCATTGCCGCTGCATCTTTGTTCGTTGCCGGGCTTAACCTTGACCATCCCAAGTTGATGCTGATTTCAGGTGTATGCGGTGCGGTGGGTAAATTCGTGACCAATTTTTTCGCGGAGGATGAAACGAAGTGATTGGCTTTTTGTGCTTTGTGGTGTACTTGGCATTGTGCTTGTCTTTGGGCATTGCCCGACACAACAAAAACCACAAGCAGACACAGGACTAATTGACTCGCTGAAAGCCGAAATTGACAGCATCAAAAACGAATATGCTGTGCTGCTGATCAACCGCCCTGAAAAGGTTAAACGCATACGTGAAATTAGGACAAAATATGTCCACGATACGCTGACCATTACCGAACTTCAACAGGACACGATAAAACTTGCCGCCCTGATTGACGAAAACCGCCTATGCTGGGAGATTATATCCGATGATAGCGTGGTAATTTACAGCCAAGAGCAAGTGATAAAATTACAGGATAGTGCGATAACGCATTTAGAAGCCATTACAGCCACTCAAAAAGAACTTATGGTACAATGTGCCACAGATAACAATAAAATGCGTAGGAAACGAAATGCGTGGCGAAATATCGCAATCTTATCATCATTATTATTCATAGCCAAATGATAAAGCTACAAGAACTACTGAACAAAAACGGGGCAAACCTGAAAGCTGATGGGGTTATTGGCCCGAAATCTACCGAAGCATTGAGCAACTACATAGCCAATGAGCTGAAAAAACGCAAATGGCTTCCGCAATATCACGGCATTGTGTGGCTGCGAACCGATGACAAGCTGACAAACAAGTTCGAAGATTACTGCGTAGTCTACAAATACGGCCAAATTGTCTATGTTTGCCCGGCTTCCACCACCGCAGGTGACTTCTATGTATACAATCCTCTCACCGTTGGTGGGATAAATGGCACAGCAGTAGCCACTGAACAGCAGGTTGTCGGTTCACACCGCTTTGTAACGGGTGCAAAATGGTCTAATTTGTGGCTTGGTGCGCCTTATTTTCAGCAGATTTTGCCTATAACCATCTACCGGGATGGTACAAAAGACAGGCAACTTGACCAAAAGGTGACGCAATTCGGGTTGTTTGGCATCAACTTTCACCGTGCCGGGCTTGGTGACTGGGTTAATAAGTGGTCAGCAGGGTGTCAGGTTGTACCTGATAAGCACTGGTTCGAGATTGTGAAGCGATTTAACGCAGGGCAGACCATAGATTTTACACTATTTTGCACATTCGGATAAGCAAAATTCTGTAAAATTGCTCATTCCATTGAGCAAAATCACTCAATGCTTTGTGTAAAAACTATCTGTGGACATCCACCAAATTGATAAGATGCTCTATTGAAAACTTGACAATATATGTCAACTCACCGCACACAATAATTGTCAGCGGCTTTTTTGGTGTGCTCCGATTGTCAGGCATCATGCAGTCAATTTTGTACAAACAGACAGGAAATGTCGGCTCTTGATACAAATCAACTTCGGAAGGTGCAATACCCATTTCATAAAGCGCATCTTCCATTTCATCCCCTGCAATTACTTCCAAACATAACGGTGTGTGAAACATCAGTAAACTCTCCCTTCTATTATGCGGTAGTTTTCAACGTGGAAATTTCGGTTTGGCAGCACGGTCACGATTGCACCACCATGATTTTGTTTGATGTAGCCGTAGGGGTTGTATTCGGGAGTAAGTGTGCAATGACACCCAGTTGAGAAACAAACAATCTCATCACCTTTCAGGTTGTTTTCGTGGTGGCTTGATGTTTGGTGGTGGTGGCCGATAAGCAGCGAAGATTTAGCCCTCATGAATGCACCCCTTGCCGGGTTGACAGGGGCCATGATTGACTTTTGAAATTCGTGTCCGTGAAGGATGTCAAGTTTCCCTGCCTTTATCCGCTCTCTAAACACTACTTTAATATCATATTTTTTAAGATGCAGTTGTTCTTCAAGGGTGATGCCGTCAAGATCTTCAATGGCACGGGCATTGGATAGCAAATAATGGCGCATCCGTTCTTCGTGATTGCCGAACTTGTACCAAATGGGCAGGGTTGGAAATTCCTCACGTAGCAACTGGAAGAAACTGCGTGTCATTATCAATTCCTCACGGATGCT